CTACGTTTACAACAACGCTTGTCGAACCCCCTAGCTGGTTGTTAGGAGTAACCGTTCCACTGACACCTGGGGTAAATAGTTCTGGTCCTCTCTCACCAACTATATAAGAATTGCCTGCTTTTGCAGGACCACCTGCGTGTAAAAATCCACCAAACAAATTACCAAATAAACCTAAACCTTTACTTAGCTCTCCCCCTACATTACCAAAAAAAGCCATATTAAATGCAGCATCTATCATTTTATTCAGCACACTATTTAACACATCATTTAAAGTAGAAGTTCCGCGGATTAATTCCTGTATCCCATCGGCTAGGTCTGTAGTTAAGTTTTTCGTCAAATCTTTAAAAGCATCCCGTATTAATCTTGCATTTTCTACTAATAACTCCATCTGCTTGTTCTTTTCAATTAATTGTTTAAGGTCTATCTCCCCGCTTTCTATCTTTTTAAGTTCTTCTTCATTAGCATCAGCTTTTATGTCTGCAATCTGCTGCTCCAGGTTAGCCTGCTCAAACCCGACCTCTAGTATTCTTTCATAATTCTCTGTCTGTTTAAGAAGTTTTTCTAGCTTAGTTTTTTCTAGGTTTATATCAATATCCCCATCTGTAGTTTGTGGAACTCCTAAGAAACTGGGAAGGTTAGTGTTTAATATTTCTTTTGATACTTCTGTTAACCGTCTAGTAAGCTCTTCTCTTAAATCCCCAGAAAATGTTAAAGCTATATCCCCTCCTAATTCGTTTATTATTCTTCTCTCTGCTTCTGCATACGCTTCTGGATCTACTTCCTGTGCCTTACGTCTTATTCTAAGCCCTCCGATCGAATTTACAAACTTAGTTGCTAAGTCAATAATAGTCGTAAATGCAGGAGCTAGATCAGCCTGGAATTTTAATACTAGCTTCGCAACTGCGTCATCTAATTCATCAAATGATGTATCGAGTTCTTTTAAATTATCCACACCTAATGTTCCTATAATTTTTGCAAATTCTTTTTGTACTAATTCTAATGCTTCTGTTTTTCTCCCTGCTTGAACTAATGCTTCTACCTGTCTTTCTATAGAGTCACTTACCTGTATTCCTGCATCCTTTAGCTTTTGCAAACCTTCTGTTGGGTCTTTTAACGCATCCCCTACCTCTCTTGCACTGTTAGCAAATTGTGTTACCGCAGATGCTAAAGCTGTGGCAGCAATAGATCCTGCAAATCCACCGCCAGGACTTGCTGCCTCTCCTAACGCACCACCAAGTAATCCTGGTATGGCTTGTGTTAGGCCTCCACCAAATAACAAAGGAAAACCACCACCAATAGCAGCACTTTTGATAATGCTTCCTACACGCTTACTTGCCATCTTTTGTTGCATCTGCCTTTCTCTTTTCAGTTTCCTTTCTTCTGCTACTCTTAACTTTGCTAAACGTAAATTTTCGTGATCTTGTACATTTAATAACTGTGCTTCCTTTACCAAATTTTTAGCAGTTTGAAATTTTCCTTTCTTTACTAAGTTTTCAGCTTGATCTAACTTGGCCCGTCTTTGTGCAGTTTTTAATCCGAATCTGTCTAATTCATTTAACTTATTTCTAGTAGTTTCAATAGACTTTAATACTGTTAACTCTCTGCCCCTTCTAAAGATGGGATCTTTCTTATTTCTTTCTTTAGCCTGCTTTTCAAACTTTTTTAATTTTTGCTTTAACGTATCAAGCTCTTGCTCAAACTGCTGAGCATTTAACTTTATATTTACTTCGTAAATCGCTTCGGCCATTTAACGTAACTTTCTAGTTTGGGACTCCTTCTTTATTTTGTCATATTCTGCCTGTTCTCGCTCGTTTTTTATTTCTAAATATGAACTCCAATATATCAATTCCTCGTGCGTTACCTTTTTTCTAAACTCTTCAAGGGTGTACCCCAACTTTTCGCATAGAAAAAATTGTAGATATAAATAGTTATCTTCACTCAGGTGTGCTTTTTGAGTTTATGGTATCTACCTCCTCCGTAACCCCTTGTATCTTGAACATAATATCAGTTAAAACCGATAAGGGTATTTCCCTCCTAAGACTTGGACGATCCGCTTCACTAAATAACTTACGTCCCTCTTTATCCTCTGCTTTGTTTATAAGTATCTGTAGAGCATATTCTAAACTGTCTGTTTCGTCAGCCTTGTTCATTGCACTCAGTGTCTTATAGATAGTATCCCTGTCTGCAATAGTAAGCGGTTTCCAGTATATCTCCAGAATAACCACCCCCTCTTTTTTAATAATGTAACGGCTTACGTTGTCAACGCAAAATGCCTCTTTTAGCTTATCAATAGCTCTTTTGTCAGCCATAAATTAATTTTTTTGTACTACTATAATATACCTTAATATATTTATTTTGTCTTAAATCCAGCCGACTGAAAACCCATGTTTATGTCATTATGCACAAACCCATCATGGGCTAAATAAACTTTTATCCAATCGGGATTTTTGTCCCTAGACGTTAATGTGTGACCTTTTCTCCCCTTAGTACCTCTCTTGTGTTGTTCATAGGTAACGGGATTTCCCGCCATATCAGGCATAGTTGCTCCAGGGCGATTTATTGCAAAGCCAGCATATGACGCTTTATTTCCTATATAAATAATGTTGCTTAAAGAGGTTCTTATTACTTCTGGTCTGCCAGGAACTCTACCTGTCTGAATAGGATAGAAAGTCTGATCTGTAGATACCCCACCATCTCCACCCGAGACTCTTTGAGCTTTACTACCTGGAGGGTTACAATCCACAGCGTTATTGTTGGGTCGATCATTAAATTGGCTGGGTAGCTGTTTATCTCTGTCCTCTTTAAATCTTGAAGAATCTGTTGGCTGTACTGGACTTGTTGATACAACCCAACTTTGAGCAAAGTGTCCTGTCCACCACGGACCAGCACTTTGTAATCCAAATATCATATGAGATGCAGACTCGGCTAGAGCTACTTCAACCTTCTCCTTTATATCATCAGGTAATTGGGTTATGGGCCGTACTCTTTTACCCATTGGCACTAAAATTACAACTTACAACACTTAAAAAGTGACTATCAGCTTCGGTTATAACAGATGTTGGACCAACTATCTGACTTACCCTCGGAGTACAGGAAAACGTATCACTGTAGTTAGACGCATTAACAGAGGTAAGTCCCGTAATTACAGATTCAGCTATAGCAGACGCAGACGCAGACCCTTTATGGGGAGGAGTCATTACACCGCAACGAACTGAACCCTGGTAATAAGTTTGGGCTGCTCCTTGAGGTTGTGCAGTGGCCTGAGTAAAGTTTATATTTACCATTACATATTTTTTGTTCTTTCCTGGTGTTGTAAAGGGCATATTATCAAACACAACTGTAACTGTATTGTCAGCATTGGTTACTGCTGTCTTTATGGCTGTCTCTATAGCTGCTCTGGCACTTACTAATGTCATTAGAAAACAATCCTTAAACGAAATAAATACTCTTGACCACCCTTTAGTGTTCTTATGTCCATTATCTTAGCAAACCTAGTCGAACCAGAAAAAGTAAGTGATATTTCGTCTTGTAGGACAGGTTGACTGTCTCCTATTTGGTCTGGGGTAATGTATAACCTAGCAGTATTTTCTTGAAAACCGCTTTCCTCGTCTGAATCTATAAATTCTATGGGTGCTTTTATGCTGTAACTGACATCAGTAGTAGTTACTGCTCCTGTAGATGCATTGTAGGCAGGGGCAGTCTTTCTAATATAAGTAATGTCTGTATCTAACGAATTACCTAAATCCGCAACTACTTTTTTAGCAACATCTTTAAATAATGAATCTAGTTGACCTGCCATTACCCTCTAACTACCCTCATTTGGAAACTACCTGCTCCACCTAGCATATACGCTCCAAGATAACTTTGT